CCTCGAGCAGGTCCTTCTCCTCGAGGGCGTCCTTCACCGCGCGGACCTTCTTGCGCAGCGTCTTGTGGTCGTCGAGGTCGACATCCAGTTCGTGCTCGTCGATGAGCTCCTGGAGTTCGTCCTCGTCCATGCCGTCGACCGAGTCGCCGTCGACCTTCTCGACCTTCTTACCCTTGCCAGACTTCTTGTCCTTGCCGGCCGACTTCTTGTTCTCCTTCTCGTCGGGCTCGTCGCCCTCCAGGAGGTCGGCTTCTTCGAGAGCCTCGAGCACCGCGGCCCGCTGCTTCTTGATGCCCTTGAAGTCGTCGAGGTCGCAGTCGATGCCGGTGCGGTCGATGATCTCCTGCAGCTCGTCTTCGTCGTCGGCGCCGTCGACCTCGTCCTTGGAGACCTTCTCGACCTTCTTGGACTTGGACGATTTCTTGTCCTTGGCGGCCTTCTTGTCGTCCTCGTCTTCGTCCTCGTCGGCATCGCCGTCGTCTTCATCCACCGGGTAGAAGTCCCAGCGCATCTTCGTCTTGCCCTCGTACTCCTCGTGAGTGCAGACGCCCATGACGCCCTCGACATCCTCGAAGTCCGAGAAATCCAGCTCGGCCTCGCCGTCCGGCACTTCCAGGCCGCAGGCGACGATGAAGTTGGCGAAACGCCACAGAGCCGTCGGCTTGGTCGAGAAGTACTCGGTCGCCGTCTTGCCCTTGAACTTGCCCGACATGATCTCGAACGACATCTTGATGGAGTCGTCTTCGGCGTTCATGGCTGTGGGCTTCAGCTTGTAATCGTTCTCCGGCAGGAGAACTCGGGTTTCTACGCCCTTGAAATCCAGCGAGATCTTGCCGGACTTTCCTTTGGTCTTCTTCGCACGAGCCATCAGGCTTCTCCTTTGACGACGGACATGATGTCCTCGTAGGTTGCATCTTCGATAATCTCCGGCGCCTCGATCTTCTTCGGCTTCCGGATTTTCGTAATATAAATCGGATTGGGACCGACACGCAAACAATAAACGTGCCGCTCACTCTTCACTTTTTTGCCCTTGATCTCCTTCACCTTGATCTTGCGTTTGATGAACGTGCTGCCGATCACGTCAGCCGCGGCGTTCAAGGCGTCCTTGACACTCGGCGAAAGCCGGGCGCCAACCTCCGGGAGCAGCTCGTCACCCGAGCCCGCACCGTCATCATCCGTGTTGAATACCCGCATCTGTGCGAGGAACACCACGTTGATCCCGAGGTCCTTGTAGAGGGCGATCCACTGCTTCATCAGCGAAGCGACATCGCCCCAATCCTGCTTGGTCATCGACCCCCAGTCACCAGCCGACTTCTTGGTGGTCTTCTTCTTGCGGCGAAGAGCCTCCTCGATAGCCATCTGCTGGACGTTGGTGATTGTGTCGAGAACCACGGTCTTCGGGATGAAGGATTTACCGTTCTCATCTTCGAGCATCTTGCCCTTGATCTGGTGGTAAAACGTCTCGACATCATCCCAGTTCTCGATGGGAAACACCTGCAGCTTCTTCGGATCAATGTCCGAGACGCTGTCGGTGCCTTCATCGCGGCAGTCGCCCAGCGCAATCGGAACCGGGAACGATGCCGCGATGGTGGTCTTGCCTGTGCCTGCCGGACCGTAGATCACGAAGCACTTGGTCTTGGTCATGCTCCCTGCTCCTCGACCTCGGAAGGACTTCGGCTCGTCCTCATCATCCGTCGACCGCTTCCGTGATGACAAGGTCTTCATGGGTTTTTTCATCCCGAACGTACTCCCGTTTGATGAGGAATTTCACGTCATGACCGAGCATCTCGGCCTTGCAGAGAGGCGCATAGTCGCACCATTGGCAGTGCTTGTCAATGCTGCGCATCTTCAATTTACCATGGTTATCTCTCATGTCGTGAATGGCATCGATGAAGTCCGAGTAGATCGCATCGACCACTTTCGCGGTGAGAGGATTGCGGATGCGGAAGAAGTAGTTGTCCCGCACCGTCGTCTCAGCGTGCTTCATCAAGTCCGGCACCGCCGTAACCTTGATCTTGTTATCGCTGAGGAAAGATCGAAGCGCCGCCGGCAGCACATCGATCTTCTTCTGACTGACCTTTCCGCCCTTCAGCGCTTCCGGCAGTTTCGATGGCTTCGAGTGAATATAATCCCACATTGTTCCATCGACCTCAGGCCAGCCGATCATCTCGCTAATGCGGATATACACAGAGGACTGGAGGTTCAGCCAGCGGAATTCTTCGCTCGGACGACGATTGAACGACTTGTGCTCGACCAGCCACTTGAGCTTGTCCGGCGTCTTGGCGAAACCGTCGATCTTGCCTGTGAGCAGCAACTTGGGCTCGAGCGGGATCGCGAACGCATGCTCGGCCTTCTTGCGGTTGATCTCGATGTAGGTGAGCTTGTCCTTCTTGTCGGTCTTCCATTTGGAGAAATAATCCTCCATGATGAAGCCGATGTCTACGATGAGATCGCCGTAAATCTCGGCTTCGGCCTTGAAGTGCTTGCCCTGCTCGAGCTCCCACTTGTCGAGAACCTCGAAGGGGTCGCCGCCGTTGGTGTGAGCCTCGATCATGTCGTGGACCATACTGCCGAACGTCAGCGGACGTCCCTTTTTGACGCGCCGCAGCTTCTCGATGTAGCGGTAGTGGTATCGGCGCTTGCACGCCAGCCACGTCTTCACCTTCGATTGCGATACCTTGAAGACGTCGTCTTCGATCTCCTTGATCGCCTTGGATTTACGCGGCATGCGCTTTCTCCCACTTCTCGATTGACTGACCCGAGGCCCAGGGGCCCACTTTCGCTTCACCTTCAACAGGTACTTTAAGCTTTACGGCAAACGTCTTCAACAGTTTGGGTTGACTCATAATCTCAAGCATTCGTCGGGTGACTTCGATCAGCTTGTCGTTTCGGACTTCGAGCAGGCATGCGTCATGCACAGTGCCGACAGGATACACGACGGGCTCACCGTACTCTTCGCAAATCTGCAACAGAGCCATGAGGTTGAGTTCGTTCGCGAAGGACTGCACAGGCGAGTTGATCGACTGGCGCAAAGCTTCCGCTCGCTGCGGTGTATCCTTGTCGGACATCGCCTCGGGCAATCGACGCTTGCGCCCAGACAGGGATCGCACGAAACCGTGGCGCGCAGCGAACTTGCGCTGAGCCTTGTGCCATTCACCGAAGCCCGGATACAGATCGAAGAACGACTCGCGGGACTGCTGAGCCTCCTTCTCGCTGACCACAATGTCATAGTTGTCGCGGGCGTAGATGATGAACTTCTTCCACCACATGCCGAACAGATAGCCGAAGTTCACCGCCTTGGCTTTCTTGCGAAGTTCCTTCCAGGTCGGATCGTGCTCCTGTGCCTTCTCGGGCCCGGCCTCGAAAATGATCTCGAGTGCTTCGCCGTATCGCTTGATGGGCTTGCCTGCGATGCTCGACGCGGTGCTGAGGACTAGTTTCGTGTTCGATGCACCACGCCCCATTTCGCGCGTCATCGTGAGCCAGTGAACGTCAATGCCGTTCTCAATCGACATCAAGGCGTTCTGCTCGTCCGCCATGTGCGCCGCGATGCGGAACTCGATCTGACTCAAGTCGACCTCGAGCAGCGTGTAGCCCTTCGGCGCGGTGATCAGTGACCGGATGCGTGGGTCACGAGGAACCTGCTGAAGGTTCGGGTTCTCACAGGAGAGCCGTCCCGTCACTGTACCGTGAAGCTTGAACGACGGATGAAGTCGACCCTTGATGAGGTAGGGTTTCCAGCCTTCAATGAAGAACGACAGCTGCTGCTTCGCCGCGCGGAACTTAAGCAACGCACCAGCGAGCGGATGATCGATCTGCTTGAGTGCCGACTCGCCTGCTGAGGGTGCGCCCTTCTTGGTGCGTGACAGCACCGGCAGCTTCATCTTCTTGTAAAGGAGATTACCGACCTGCTGTGGCGATGCCCAATTGATGTCGCCATACTTCTCGAGCTTCTTCGACCACTTGTCGATCTCGCCTCTTAAGTATTCTTCGGCGGACTCGAACTTCTCCACATCGATAAAGACGCCACGGTACTCGACGCCGACGAACAGGTTCGAGCAGGGCATGAGGATGTAGTCGAACACTCGCTGCAGAGCTTCATCCTGCTTGAGCTCGCGTTTGAGCCGGAAGTAAAGCTTACGAGTGTAATAGAGATCGTGCGCTTGGTATTCGACGCACTTCTTCAGCGGGCCCTTGAAATGCTTAACCTCAACGTCCACATCGTAGTCGGGCGCGTTGAAATAAATCTTGGACAGATACTTGAGGTCATGGTTCATATTCTCGTCGAGGAGATAATGAGCCAGCATCGTGTCGAAGTGGTTCTTCCACTTGACCTTGAACTTGACACGAGACCACAGGAAATCGAACTTGCCGTTCTGCGTGACGAGCTTGATACCGCTGTCCGGATCGGTGAGGAGATCGTCGAGCTCGTCAATCATCCACTCGACATCTCGGCGATCCCATTCGATCTCGGTGTGAATTAGCGGGATGACCCACTGATGACGGGCTGTCCCGAAGCCCAGCGAAACAATTTCCGCCCCTGGAGCGAACGGGTATAGACCCGTCGTCTCAAGATCGTAAGAGACAATTCCGTCGAGATCGTTGAGACATTGCCGGAACTCTCGCCGATCTGTGACGGTACGGATCGAAAGCCCCTCCTCACGCGGGACTTTACCGTGGGAGACAATATTTTGGAAGTTGACAACATCCATCTTAAGGATGGGCGCTTGCCTTTCGTCATAGGCGACGTAACCCGGACTGTAAACCGGATAGAAGACTGTGCCATCTTTCTCCTCCGCACGACCTCGATACTTCTTGATACCCTTGAGACCGAGTCCCGCCTCGAGAGCGACGCTGCCAACCAGAAGAACGAACTTCGGCTTTACGCGGCGAAGCTCGTCCTCGAAGAAAGTGGATTTCCGGAGTTGGCTCTTGGTCGGCTTCTCGGCGTAGTAATCGAGTACCGACGTGAAGCAAATCTGATCGATGGCAAAGCCCGCGTCAGAGAGCAGCTCCACAATCATCGCATCGGCAGGACCCTGTTCCGACGGGCAGGTCTCGACGACCATCACCTTCCTGTGAGCCTTCCGGTCCTCCAACAAATTGTCCAGTAACGAAGTCTGTGCGGTATCCGCTCGGGGTGATCTTTTCAATTTGGACGCCATGAGTGATATCTTTCAGGTGCTGGTGGATACGGTACTCATCGCGGAATACCACTCGGGGGATGCGATAGGCACGGATGACGTTGAAGCAACTCTCGCACGGACTGTTGGTCACGTACAAGGTGCTCAGGGCGAAGTTCTCGAAGCCGGCATCCGCTGCCCGAACGATAGCGTTGAACTCCGCGTGGATCGAGCGAGTGCACATCGGCACGCCGCAGTCACCCC